CCACGCGGAGTAATAAAATGATAAACAAAATATCAAAAGAAAACAAGTACCCGACAGCATATTGGAGCGAATACGCAAGTCGCATGATTGCGGATCTGGGGCTAAAGAAAACCGCGCAAGATGAATACCATGGGCCATGCCCAAACTGCAGCGGTGTTGACCGCTTCTGGATTAAGCAATTTAATGGCGAGGTTGTCGTAAATTGCCGCAAGTGCAACGACTTTGGCGCGATAAAAGATAAACTCAAGAGCATAGGACTTTGGCCGTCAATGACAACTGAATATAATTTATCGCGCCCAGATGTTCCTTTGAGTGACATCGATTGGCCGAGCGAAGCAGAGGCCAACGATGTCACGCATCCATACCTGCAAAGGAAAAAGGTAAAGCAGCACAACGCAAAAATCGATGGGCCTGACCTGTCGATCCCGATCATTGACCCAACAGGCAAACGCGTCGGGATGCAATTCATTGATGAGGCCGGCAATAAAAAATTCACATATCAGATGCCAGTCGTCGGAAACTTCTCGGTCATCGGTGGGCCAATCAAAGATTTTGCATATATCTGCGAGGGTTGGGCAACTGCCGCATCGGTACACGGGGCGACAAATAAGCCTGCGGTCTTCGCACTAAATGCGGGCAACATCCCTGCCGTCTGTGGGGCGCTGCAAAAGGCAAAGCCAAACGCAGAGCTGATCATTGCAGCAGATAACGATGAGGCAGGGCAGAAGGCATGCGAGAAGGCATTTGAGCAGTACGGCATCGAACACATCATGCCAGAGCGCGAGGGCAACGACTGGAATGACGTGTGGATCGCCAGAGGGCCAGAGGCAACGCGCAAGCTGCTCCAACCGCATAACATCATGGATGAGGTGTTCTTCCCAGGCGACGCAATACCGCAACTGTCAAACAATTATTTAATCAAAGGGTGGCTTGGGCAGGGCCAGGTGTCCGTCCTGTATGGCGGCAGCAACACTGGCAAGTCATTCTGCATGTTGGACATGGCATATCATATCGCAGCTAATAAGCCATGGAATGGCCACAAGGTTGACGGTGGGCCTGTCCTATATCTCGCGACAGAGGGCGGCATGGCCTTTCACAATCGCGTCGTGGCATTACGCAACAAATACCCAGAATATGGCGATAACATTCCGCTTGCTGTGCGTCCAAGCCCGGTAAACCTGTTAGACCCAGAGGCAGATTTATCTAAAATAGCTAAACTTTGCGACGCGATCACAAAGCGCCATGGCCCAATCAAGCTAATCGTCGTTGACACATTATCGAGGTCTATGGCCGGCGGAAATGAAAACGCGCCTGAGGATATGACCAAGATAATCAAAAATTGCGACGTACTGCGGGAGATGACAGGGGCGCACGTCAACATCGTGCATCACTCAGGCAAGGATAGGGCAGCAGGCGCTCGTGGGCATAGCTCATTGCGTGCCGCGACAGATACTGAGATTGAGCTAGATCACGACGAGGAGAGTAACATCCGAACTGCCACGGCAACGAAGCAGCGTGACATGGAGACAGGCGCGCAGTTTCCCTTTGTGTTGGCTGTTGAGGATCTTGGGGTTGATCAGGATGGCGATGCAGTCACCACATGCACAGTGAGCAAGGCATCTGACAGCGACATCGAGGAGGCGCAGCGCCCTAAGATTAGCGGAAAGAACCAACGGACAATACAGTGGGCATTCGATCAGTTGCGCGGTGAGGGCGTTGGCTCACCTAATCCTGCGGGCGTTGGGTGGCCAGAACCAAGGCAGTTCTGGGTGATTGACGTTGAGCGCGTCAGGGAGCACTTCGAGGGCAAGATGTCTGGCGTGGCCAATCCAAGATCGGCATGGAAGCAGGCGCTTGAGAAGCTGCAGGAGAACGGAAACGTGTGCGTGAATGATGGGCATATGTGGTTTACCAATCGTGCGGGGAAGGTGCGAAATGATGCCTGATTTTGGGTTAAGTTATTGTTTTGCAATAGTTAATCGGTGTTTTCCTATTTTGGGCGATTTTTGGGGTGCGAGAATAGGTCAAAATTGGGCTGTGTATGAAAAATGTATGAAAATTATGTCGTTGTTTTTATTGGATAAATCGGAGGATTTATACGGCAGCATGGTTAAATGTACTAAAATTCATACGGGTGCCTGCGGGTGTATGAATGTATGAATATACCTTTAGGTATTCATACAGTCATACGCCGTCACGCAGAGAGGGGTTTGTAGGTGGACGATTATTGGAAGAGAGTATGGGAAAGGTGTTTAGCTTTGGAGGCAGAGGGAAAGGCGGAGATCTTTCCGAGGGGTCATCATCAGGTTCAGTTGTGCAGGACGTTTGATGAGAAGCTGCAATCGATTGATGATCTGGAGGTCTTAGAGGGATTTGCGAATAGGCGGCGTGTGCTTGGGGTGGATTTGCCGAAGTGGACGCGGGATGAGGTGGACGCGATTAGACATCGCAAGGCTGAGTTGGAGGCGAGAGATGGAAGGCGTAAGAAATGATGATAAGCAGAAGTGGTGCGAGCATGGCAGGGAACTTGAGGATGAGTTTGTGCTGCGCCAGAGGTTTGTCGATGTCTTGATTGGGATAAACCCGGATAAGGATAGCAATCCGTTTACATACGACATGAGGATTGACTTGCCGTGCGATTTGAAAAGCACGAAGACGCCTTGGAGAAAGGCGCAGGAAATGTTTGGGATTGATCCGAGGTATGCGGTGAGCATTAACCAGAAGGATCTGCGGCGATACGCGAGGCTGTATCCGAATATCGTGATTGTGTTTGATGTTGACTACCCGGATTACAAGGCGACGCATTGGGCGACACTGGACATGTTTAAGATAATGCTTGAGGGTGGCGATATGTCACTGCATCAGTATGGCGCGAGGATTGACGATACGCAGGGCAAGGCAAAGGCGAGCTATGTGTTTGACGTGAGCAAGCTACCGAGATTGAGAGGGTACGATGAAGAAGCATGAGGTTTTACAGGAGGCGGCTCGATTGATTAGCGAGGACAGGCAGTCGCAGTACGGAAAGGCGACGGATAACTTTGGCAGGATCGCGGAGATGTGGTCGGCATATGCCGGGATTAACTTTACGAAAAGCGATGTGGCTGCGATGTTGGCACTGATGAAGCTCGCAAGGCTTGCCAATCAGCACAAGGATGACAGTTGGATTGATCTGGCGGGCTATGCTGCGCTTGGGGCTGAGCTTGCGGAGGAGGATGATGTCTGACCAGTTGTACGTCAAGATGACGATCACTGTGCCGATTGAGGAGAGCGATGCGGCTGACACGGAGATCGAGGCGCTGCACGATTACATCGCGAGCAGGCTAGAGGATGGCGCAGATATACATCGCGTCGTACAGAGCCTCACAGAAGCGTTAGCGGTGATTTGCATGGGTGATGACATGGAAAGCGAAACACTGCACTGAGCGAGGCTCTGCGTGGCTCTGAGAGGGTGTTACGCGCTGTGAGGTACACAGCTCAGCTCGGACGCGCGTGCGCGTAGCATAATGACCTCGATTTGGCAATACTGAACTGAACGGTTCAGTTTAGTTTTACTACCGTAACGCGAGTGATCTACATAATAACACACGATAATCTTATGTAAAACTTTAAGGCATTGATATCATTGCATAATGTAATTCACATATGTGTCATTATGCGCTTTAAGCGTTAAGCGAACGGTAGGCAGGTGCAGATCTGGCAGGGAATCGCTGCTAGACCCCCCCCACCGCCCCGCCCTCGACGCCCGGGGGTGTGTATGTAGAAATCCACACACACGTCCCACAAAAAAATTCTTGCAATCCACCACAGCATACCCTAATTGTTAAGCGAACGCACAACAAGGAGAGCATCATGTGCAATACATGCGATAGATCAGACGTCATGGCCAAGGGTATGTGCCAAGCCTGCTACATGCGCAGCCGACGCAATGCAAAGCGCGGTTACGCAGTACAGCGTCGGCCAAATGGGTATAACGAGGATAGCCTCATTGCAGCACCCCAAGATTGGCAGGATCGTTTTGCCAAGTTTATGCAGCCCATGCCAAGCGGGTGCATTGAGTGGACTGGCGCCAAGACAAAGGGTGGCTATGGCGTGTTTACCGTGGCGGATGTCACGGTGCTTGCGCATCGCCTGTCGTATCGCCTGATGGGTAATGATAATTCGCAGGTTGTCATGCACATGTGCGACAATCCATCGTGCTGCAATCCCGCGCATCTTATTGGTGGGACATATGCGGATAATGTGGCTGACATGGATGCCAAGGGGCGGCGCGTTGTTTCGCCTGCAAATCACTTGCGTGATCGCGAGGCGCACCCAAGGGCGAAGCCTGTTATCACGCCGCTTGGTAAGTTTCCGTCTGCTGCATTGGCGGCAGAGCATTGCGGTGTGTCGGCCAGAGCAATTCAGAGGAAATGCAAGGAATGCGTCGAGGGGTATCACTATGCCTGATGCCCCCACCCCGCCCCCCTTGATTTATTCCCGCGTCCATCATAAAATTTCCCAATATTTATTGGAGGCAACACAATGGCAGGCAAGGCGTTACGGAGGCGCATCCTGAGCGATGTTGAGGCGAATGGCGGAGCAGATTGGCTGTTTGACCAAATCGCCTCTGGCATGACGATGACGAAACTGGCGGAGCATTATGGGTGTACACGGTCGTATGTGAGCCGGGCACTGAATGCCAATGAGGAATACAAGCGCGCGTTAGAGCAGGCCAGAGCCGAGGCTGCGGATGCGCTTGTGGAGGAAGGCCTGCACATGGTTGATCAGCTCGATGGCAGCAGCACATCAAATGAGATTGCCGCGACGCGTGAGAAGGTCAATTGGCGTAAGTTCATGGCGGGCAGCTATAACCAGAACAAGTATGGCACGCGCCCTCAGACGAATGTCACGTTATCCATTGGTGACCTGCACCTAGACGCGCTGCGTAAGGTGAACGCGGAGCTGCGCGAGATTGAGGAAGAGGATCGCGCGCGAGAGCAGGCCATTGATGGTGATTACGAGGTGCATGATGAGTGACAACCCGCTAAGTGAGTTTGTTGCTCGATATCGTGATGATCCTGTGCTGTTTGTCAGGGAGGTGCTTGGCGCGACGCCGTTGCCGTATCAGGCTGATTTCTTGGAGGCCATTGCGTCAGGCGAGCGTAAGGTCTCGATTAGGTCTGGGCACGGCACGGGTAAGTCAACGTCAGCGTCATGGGCCATGCTGTGGTACTTGATGCTGCGCTTTCCGAATAAGGTTGTGGTGACGGCCCCGACATCTGGTCAACTTTTTGACGCGCTGTTTGCCGAGCTGAAGCGTTGGGTGAATGAGTTGCCGCAGGATCTGCAGAACCTGTTGACGGTCAAGTCTGATCGCGTTGAGCTTGCGGCGGCTCCGAGCGAGGCGTTTATTTCGGCGAGGACATCACGGGCTGAGACCCCAGAGGCGCTTGCGGGTGTTCACTCGGACAATGTTTTGCTGGTGGTTGACGAGGCGTCAGGTGTGCCCGAGAAAGTGTTTGAAGCTGCCGCAGGGTCAATGTCTGGGCATAATGCAACGACGATCCTGCTGTCAAACCCGACGCGTTCATCTGGCACGTTCTATGAGACGCAGACGCGCATGTCGGATACATGGTGGACGCGCAGGTGGTCGTGCGTTGAAAGCCCTCTCGTTAGCGATGAGTTTGTGCAGGAGATGCGCGAGCGGTATGGCGAGGAAAGCAACGCGTTCCGCATTCGTGTGCTTGGTGAATTTCCCTTGGCGGATGATGACACGATTATCCCGTTTCATTTAGTTGAGAGCGCGATGCAAAGGCATATTGAGGTTGACCCTGATCGCAAGCCAGTGTGGGCGCTAGATCCTGCACGGTTTGGCTCTGACAGGACGGCGTTTTGTAAGCGGCAGGGCAATGTCGTGACTGAGATTAAGTCGTGGCGCGGCTTAGATCTGATGCAGACGGTTGGCCGTGTGATGGCGGAATATGAGGCGTTGAACCCGAGCCAACGGCCAAGCGAGATCTTGGTTGATAGCATTGGTATTGGTGCGGGTGTGGTTGATCGGATGCGTGAGCTTGGTGCGCCTGTGCGCGGCGTGAATGTGTCTGAAAGCCCATCAATGGGTGAGACGTATAATAATCTGCGGACAGAATTGTGGTTTAAAACAAAGGCTTGGCTAGAGGATCGTAGTTGCAAGCTGCCAGACAATGATGAGCTGCTGTCTGACCTGACTGGGATTAAATATAGCTTCACGTCGTCTGGCAAGATGGCTGCCGAGGGCAAGGATCAGATGCGCAAGCGTGGTTTGCGGTCGCCTGACCTTGCCGATGCCGTTTGCTTGACGATGGCGTCTGACGCGGCAATGGCATTGTCCGGGCCTATGATTGCTTGGCGCGGCGCGTTACGCAGAGGTTTGAAAGGTATCGCATAGTGTGATATGGTGCAGTAAATTAGGAGTTTACTATGGCAGATCTACAAAGA